CTTGTACTGCTTCTGCGCCTGATAGTTTTGCATGCCAGCACCGATATGGGCCAGCGGGCTTGCAGCTACTTGGAAACCGCCAGCTTCTCCGCCCATACCGGGCTGTTCAACTCGTAAACTATCCGCACGGGTCATGGCGTCCTGTGCATCGATCCTGTCAGCCATGTGACTTGCGGTAAACTCCGCAAACCACTGTTCACGTTCATCAGGCGGCAGCGATTGTACATGCGCCCTGATCTGTTCCCACTGACCCTCTGGCATGCTGTCGGCCACTTGCTGCATATTTTCTTCTGTCGGCATTACTTTATCCTCGCGTAGTCTACGGCTGCGTAGCCATTAGGCAGCATCACTACTGCGTCCTCGTTCACTTCATCGGCCATAACTCCAACCGCCCATTGTCCCCAAACGTACTGGAAGACGTACCACGGGTAGCCAAGGTAGCTACCGATGCGCTCGATATGCCGCTTCAAACGTCTGTCAGACATCATCAGGGCACTTGCGCCCATACCCGCCCCTTGCATCAGGCTATTCATCATCGCCTGTTCAGCATTAAATGCGTCCATGCTGGCACCGTACTGCGCACCAGCCGCACCAGAATAATCTGTGCCTGCCGATTTACCTGCCTGATTAAATCCGGGCATATCAGGCATGCCGACCTGCTGGCCGCTGATAATTGCATTGATCTCGTTCAGAGAAAAACCCCGTTGCTGCATCTGTTCTGCGAGTTGACGATTGCGATCGCTGGATTCCAGATTGTACTGGCGATCCGCTTCCTGCCCGCCGCCCATGATCGAGCCATAGGTAGCTTGCTGGTAAGCATCGGTACGCTCGCGGCCCATGTTCTCCATGGCCTGATCATAAGCCTTGTCACCGGGGCGCAAACCACGGGCGGCCAACTGTGCCTCTTTTTGCGCTGTGCGCTGTTCCCACTGCGGATCAAGGCGGCTGGCAGATCGATCATAAATCGCCGTTTCAGCACGATCACGTGCACCAGCACCAGTGCCCACTTCGGGCAGACTTGACCAGTCCATCGGCTGACTGAATTCGTCTTCCATACGGCCATACATGCCACTGGCCAGTTCCGATTTATCTGCTGTCAATTTCAACTGCGCATCAAGGGCGCGCTGCGACTCAGGATTCAACTGGGAATACTGCTCCCAGCTAGTCACTTCCTGCCCGGTAGCTGGATCAATCGTTGTGCCCGCTTCCCATGTGGTCGAGCCAAACGGTGTGAATTGATTCGGCCTGTTCGCATAGGTTTGCTGTGTCAACTGCTGTTGACCTGATTCCGCTGTTGCTTCTGCGGCTGCCGTATAGTCAGGTGGGGCCGGGGTAGATTTGCTCATTACGCAACCTCTTGTAATCTGTAGTCGGGGGCTAGAAAGCGGCAATCCGCTTTGTTTAAACGCAGTATGATCTGATCCACACCAGCGGCATACCCGTCCTTCAAACGATAAATTTCCTTGAATCCAATATTCTTGTCCAGTTTCAGCGCCTTGACATGCGATGCCTCGACTATGCCTATCATCATCGCCTTGTCACAGGTAACGAAAATATAGTGCGCAAACTCACTGAATAGCTTTCTAAGGCACATTGGGTTTTGGATAGCCAGATGCGCGTTGCATGCCGTGTCCGTCCAGCCATCGGCCAGACAGACGCCACAGGGTATGTTTTTGTCGTCTAGCGCAACCACACCGCGAGTAACCGCGCTGATCGGCACTGTCAACACCGCTTGAACGTAGTCAAGGTGTTTAAACAGATCGAAAGGCACATAATTCATAGCGACCCCCCGGTATCGAATATCAGGTCAGCGCCCACATAGGCCAAACTAGACGAGGAATTACCCCGCACAGATACCGCCAGATGCCGTCCCATGCCGACCAGACCAACAGTCTCAAAATACCGCTGGGCGTTACCCTGCCATACATTCAAATCCCATACCGCGTCATCCCAGTCAGCATCACCAGCCGCCCCACCAGCGGGCACCACCGGCAATTCATCCAGCGAAAAATCAAACTGGATCGCAATACTGTAAACAGGCTGTGCTGACCCGATCCATGACGGACGGATGAACTGCGGGCGTTTCCAGATCGCGGGCTTACCCATGTGCCAGTAATGGGTTAAAAAGCCGAAACCGATTGTATCGGCAGACAGGCCATCAAGCGAAATATTGTCAGCTACGCTATCGGACAACATGACCCGGCCATCGGACGTACCGAAAAAGAAGCCGTTAACATTCTTGTCCATGCAGCGCATATCCAGATCACTAAAAGTACACCACGCTTTCGTGATCGTGTTGATCACGAACTGGATCGGGGGTGTAGACTCGTTGCGCCGGGGCACTGAAATAACCGATATGCTTTGCGATGGGTCAGTTTCCATAGACCAGCCAAAAAAGTCTCTAGTGACCGCCATTTCCGCCCGGACATAGCGCGTGATATTGGCGCTGATATGGCTTTCTGTATTGAGCGCGTTATCACCACGCAACAAGGCGCTGAGTTTGACTATACCCATGGTCGATATGATGGCGATGTCACCGCCCCAGTCAGACATCACGCGCCGACCTTCGGGCACTGAACCAATGAACCAGCGGCCTTGTAACAGCAAGTCAGACGCCACCGTGGGATCGACACCGAACCAGACCAGCACATCACCAGAGGATGAAATCTGAACGAACTTGTCATCCATGCCCTCGCCATCATCCAGTGTCCATGAAGAATTCTGTACCAGATGCCCGCCTTTCTTGAATCGGCTGCCGACATTAAAAGGGGTTATCTGGCCCGTAAGCGCCAATGGATCGAGGAACCATGCTGTCGCAGTATTGCGCTCTACAAACCAGATACGGGACTGCCATTCAGTGATCTGAACAAGGTCTACTGGATCAGGCGCTGGCTGTCCTGTAAAGGTGCCCTGCGCCCATGTCGCACCATCGAAAATATAGTACCCGTTAATCTCGTCGCACAGCAGGATGAAATGGTCGCCCTCGACATTGGTGTAGTTCATGTACGAACACCAGCCAGCATCACCACCGGGGCTAGGCCACGCCAAAGCTGATACAGGAACAAAATCCCACGGGCCAGCCCCACCGGCAGTTATATCGTAGATACCAGCATCGGTAGCAGCGAAAGTGAAATCGTTGGCCCCACCAGCAATGGTTGAATTAAAGTACATGATGGTACGGACATCGGCTAGTGCTGCCACATTGTCCAGAAGTCCGGTCACAAAATCTCTCGACCCCTGCCTGACTACCACACCGTATTCGCCCGGAATCATGTTTCGCAGGAATATGGCCGACTCTGGCCCAATATCCCCGCCGCCCCCATAGAGGCCCGCTGCGATGATGCCTTTGATCGGCGCAGGAACGCCGACATCCTCAGTCAACGCAAGCTGGACTTTTGCTTTTTGGCGGGGTTGCAGGGAAAGGGCCATTACATACCGAAGCCAGAATCGGGCGTGTTGTACAGGCCATCCAGATATGGGATGCCAGTATGGCGTCTGCCCTGATTAAGCACAGGGCCGCCCTTGTCCTTGCCAGCCCAGCTACTGAGCGACTTGTCATACTGCGCAGCGGCCATGGTCGTATCGAAGCCACGCGCCTCAAGGAAGCGCAGCTTCAACAGACGTTCAAACAGGTGCGGTTCATACAGGACAACATCGGCTGAATTTTCTACCTTGTCGTTGAAAGTACCATCGTTTACACCATTAGGCACAACCCAGTTACGAGAGATATATTCGTATGCAATTTCAATGCCGACAACAGGCGGCTGGGGGTAAATCCAGAACTGGTTTTCAACTTCCCGAAAAGTGGCATAGATGGTACTGGAAACCAGATCGCGGCCTTGTAAGTATTCCCATTCCTGCGCTGACAGCGGGCCACCTAGAACTACGTTGTTCGTTCTGTCCCATGCAGTTTGATTGATGATGTAGGCATAGTCGGGCGGGTAGTCGTATTTGCCATCGTCGCCTTCCTGCGTGGTGAACTCGTTTAAACGAACTAGACCTTCCCATGCTTCATCCTGTAATAGTTCATAACCGCAGGCATCCGCCAGCGCAATGAGTTGCGCTGTGGCCGGGTCGTTGGATGCGAATATGTCTGTCTGTTTCGGTATGCCGGTTTCGACGGCTACCTGATTGACAATATCATTTATCGTTTTGAATCTCGCCATCTGCTTTTACCTTTTTCTTTCGTCTGCGGCGAGGAATAATAGCCGTACTGACTTCTTCTTCCTCCACTGCTGGTTCGTCAAGATCAGAGGCAAGCGATGGCGCAACTTCAACTGGATCGATGGCAGCAACAGTTTCTGTATGTTCAACGGTTTCTGTACCGCGAGTATTTTTCAGAATCTGTTCCATCTGTTTTTCCAGTTTCAGAATACGTTCGTCACGTTCTGTGAGTTCAGCTTTCAACCTTAGCATCGGGGCTTCATCTGCCGCCACTTCCAGCCAGTCAATCGCTTTTTGTTTCATGTTAACGCCGCCCATGAAACGGCTAATATGTACGTCTGCTGCGCCTGCAAGTTGCTCTACAGTTTTGATATTGACAAAGGCGAATTCCTCGCACATTGACCGAGTGATCAGAGGCCATTCAGTCAGGGGCGTACCATCGCTGGGCGCTTCCTGTCTGCCTTTGAATGCGGCGTAATGCTCCGCAAATCTGGCCTTGTCTTTCGGCGTTGCAGGACGGGCAATTCCCGTGTTCCTGCTGCCCGGTATCTTGATGTCGACGTATTCGACATCCTTGAAAACTGGGCGGCCTGCTTCCAGTGTGGCCCGGCGATCTTCACGGGGTTTGATAAAAAATTTGACTAGCAGTTTTTTATCTTCGGCACTCTGGTTACGGGCTTCAAAATTCTCCGTATCAAATTCAGCAACTTGCACGTATATCTACTCCTGTTTTAAAATTAAATTATTGTGGCTACCCAGCCCACGGCTAAAGTTTGCAGGTTCGCGGTGCCATCCAAAATCAGCGTACCGTCCAGATCAGGATCGGCATCTTTCGCGGCCTGTGTCGGGTTTTCACCAGTCAGGATCGGTAGCGTACCTTTGCCTTCCACACCGTCACCCAACGCTGAACCACCGAGTTGTTGCCCGACCTGTGGCACACGAATTGCCTCGTCTTGATCAAGCAAAGTGAACTGTTCAGGCGTACCGACGATCTCGCCTTCTTCCATGTTGATACCGAGGCCGGGGGCACAGGAACCGCCAAGGTTCATGCCGTTGGCAAAGCTGGCAAGGGGAACTTCGGATGCCCGCGCTGCGACTGCAACGCTATCCTGATAAATTGTTGGTTGGCCCATAATCTTGTCCTCTAAAAGTTAAAACACGGGGGCGTTTACACGCCCCCTATGTTTGGTGGCTGGGATAAATACCAACGTCACCAAACCCGTCTTAGGCGTTCATATCCCAGCGGCCCTGAAACATCCGACCTGATGTGGTCAGATTACCAGCCCATGCGATGATCTGCACTTCGGCATCTTGGTTGGTCGCATAGCGCCGGTTGGGCGACAGCGGCACCATGTTCCGGGCACTGTGAGGGCGGTAGTAAATGTAATTCGTGTTCAGGAAGAACGCAGTACCTGTCGGGGCACCAGTTCCCAGTGAACCGTTGTAGATACCACCGTCGAGTACGACATCGGCATCCATGAACTTGATGCTGGTGAAGCCTGCATCCCCGGAGTCAGTATTGGTGAACCGTTGCTGAGATTGCAGGGCACCGAGATACGCGACCCATGCTACCGAGTCAGTCATAATCAGGTCGGGGCGATCTGCACCACGGACAAGATTCGCCCAAATGGTATCCCAGTCGTCAAGGATGGTGGACGCATCGGCTGAGTCAATCACAAAGTTGCGCCAGAATGTGAAAGTCGCGCTGTCGATGCCGCCGTAATCACCCGAGGTCGGATCAAGCGGGATAGCTACTTCCAGCCCGTCAAGTTCCTTACCCCCGGATCCAGTACCATCGCTGTACAGGCCACCAGTGATCAGGTTGGCGATGGTGGATTCAGCCACGGACATGCGGCCTTCCATCAGGTCGATCATCTGCTCACGGCCAGCGTTTTGAAGCTGTTCCAAACCAGAAATGACAACCGGGACGGCTGCCTGTTTGATGTCGTACTCTGCGGCACTGATAACGTCTGAAACGCCGACAGGCAACAGATCGTAACCTGAATACCAGCCCGCGTTGCTGTTTTCAGCAAACGTCAGTTCTTGCAGGATTTTGGAACCACCGGAGAAAGTCTTGATTCGACCTTTGGTGGATAAACGCTTGAGAATCGCGTTGTTGTTGGTGACGTTATCGGCCAGCTTGCGAGTACGCGACTCGATTGTAGTGGCCAGAATATCGGTATAATTCGGGTTTGCAAAAGACATTAGATTTTCCAGTTAGTTAAAAAAGTTTTTTCATTTTCTCTTTAACCTGTCAAAGACTGGGGCTAAGGGTTTGCTGCAAGGCTGCAACCGGGCTGGGCCTATCAGCGGATAATAGGCCCGTTTAAACGACTCGTCAACCCGATTGTGCATCCCATGCTGCATTTAACGTACCGCGCAAGTCCAAATCTTCGGTTGCGGCTATACCCTCTTGCTGACCAGACATTAGCGAACTGGATGCCTCGCGCTTGCTGGTCATTATCTTGCCGCCTTCGGCCAGACGCGCTGTTTCTGTCCTTTCGGCCATAACCTTGCTCACACTGGGATTCATCACGCACGCCTTGGAGTAGGCTTCGGCCAGCGGCATGTCATAACCCCGTTTAGAGGCCATTTCGCACAGATCGGCCATGTCATCCTGTACATCAGCGTAAAACTCGTTTTCGCCTTTGAATTTGACCACTTCGGCCATGTACGCCTGATTCTTAGTGAAATTTTGCTGCTGATCCTGCGCATTCATGCGGGTCAGCAGATCGTTAACTGGTTTCATCTGCTGGTTGATATAGGCCATGGTCGGATCGCCTATTGCTGCGGCACCATTGCCGCCACCGATTGCCGGGGCCGCTGTCAGAATACCATCCAGCATTTCGACTGATATACCATAACCCCCGATAAAATCAGCGATTTTCTGCGCTTTTTGTTCGGCAGTTCCCATGCGCAGTACGGACATGACCTTCATCATTTCTTCAAAGCCCACTAAGGGGTCTGTGACGCCCTCTGCGGCGATAACTTGCGCGTATCGGCCAGCGATGTCGCTAAACTGCTCGCCACGCTTACGGTTGTCTGAGCCGTCCATGAGCGCGGTATTGATTTCAGTCTCGCGCTTGTGGATTTGCTGCCTGATCGGTTCGGGTAGTTCTTTCCAGCCCTCGCGGGCTTCTGGCTGCCAGCTTTCAGGCGCTTTGTCTATGGCTGGGAATTCACCAGCGGAGTCGGCAGTCCCGATTTTGGATTCGCCGCCAGTATCTGCTTCTGCGCCCTCTGAAACCTTTCCTGCTGTCGCTTCTGCCTCTGCTTTCGTTTCTGCCGTTTTGCCTTCCGCATCGATTACCTCTTTTATTGGTTCAGGTGAGATTGGTTCGACAACGGGGGCAGGTTCCATACCGCTGTCATCGCCAAGGGTGACGATAGCGGCTTCAAGGTCTTCGCGCATGGTTGATTCTGGTACACTCACAATAGATATCTCCGGTTAATCTTTTGTTAAAAATTCAACTGCTTCATGCAGTTTTCGCATTTCCTGTTGAAGGTACGCTTCGGGCGCGGTATCGGCAACGAACCACAAGCCCTCGTCTTTCGCCTGTTCTTCAACCAATTTGATAAGCGCGTCATATTTGGTCGTCATAATCAGTCTCACCGTTCCAGTTCCCTCTGTTTTTCATAGGCACGGTTCAGATCGCCCAGCCGGTCTTTTTTGCCAAGTTCATTGAATCCAGCCATGCGCTCCTTTTGCGCTTTGGCCAGAAAGTCCGGGCTGTAGTCGCGCATATCCGTGACCCCATGTTTCTTGTTATGGGTGCGCAGATCGGTAGGGGTGCGGATAGTTGATTTGTCGATAGGCGAGACAAATTCTGTCATGGTATGGATCGCGTAAAGTGTGGATTTAACAGGCGGCTTTTTCTCGACGCATTTACCTAGTTGACTGTCGTAAACGTAAGTCTTTTTCACGTATTTCCTCCGGGTCTGGAATGCTTTCCTGCAATATCCGCACTCCTGAAATCCAGCCCCTGCAATTACTACATCGCTCGGTATCAGAACAGGGGTCATGTTCGCCTGAACGCACGGGTTTGGCGCAGGAACAGATTGTCTTAGCCGCCACCACCACCACCACCAGCGGCTGCCGCAGTTCCGCCACCTATCGTACCGGGGGCCACATTGGTCGCGGGGGTCTTCTTCCCGCAGTGTTCGCATGTCACCATCGGCAGGCGTTCAGGATCGTTCTTGTCGTAGGCCATTTCTACGTCTTGGCGCATGTCATCACGATAGTCAGGCATCGTCGTTTCCTCCTGTGGCGACCAGACTCAGTTCTCGATCCTTGTCGGCTTCATCTACGTCGATAATTTTCTCGATAAGTTTGACGCCAGCGTCAATCTCTTTCCCCACCGTCATTTCTTCAATTTTAAGTCTTGATTTAACGATGTCAGAGCGCAGTTGGCTGGCGTCAGTTGCTTCGGCTTGTTCGACATTGATCGCACTGGTCAGCAGTTCTTTTTCGATCTCTGCTTCCAGCTTGGCACCAATGATTAGCAGTTCATTTTGGGTTTCCCGATCATTGACCTGCGCCTGCATTTCCATTTCAGCTTGACGGGTCGTGATATCGGCAATCTTGTCCTGTTCACGCAGTTGCATGTCGTTCTGTAGCTTCTGCGTGGCGGCAGCCTGCGTGCCCTGTTGTCTGAGTTTTTCCAGTTCCATCTGCTGACCCATTTTCTTTGCTTCGGGGTCTTCTTCCTGTTCCTGTTGCTGCGGCTTTTTCATTTCGTCGATGGCAGCGTCCAGAACGCCCTCGATCTCGGAACTGCCCTTGAAGCCCGCCATGGCCCATTTGAGCATTTCCAGCAGGAAGGGTAGTACACGCTTGTCTTGCTGGATTAACGGCCCTGCGGCCTGTAGGAAGGTCGACAGGCCGTTTAAGTAGGCGGCACGCTCCTGTTGCAGTTGCGCGTAGTCCTGCATGGCCATGGTTTCAGGTCTGATCTGCACCCGGAACGGTATTTTATCCGGGGACTTCATCAGCTTGATGGCTTCCATGGCCAGTTCCTTGTCCGGGCTGAATTCCATGCCAGACTGGGCGTAGATTGTCTCCGGGGAGAAGTGCCGGCAGATGACTTCGGCCTTGAGTTGCATCAGTTCAGCGATAAACTCAGCGAAGCTGTCCTGTAGGGCTTGAACACGGGTCGACCCAAACTGGACTTTATAATTAGTTTGCCCCACGCCCTCGTATTGATTGTCAAGATTACCGGACATGATGTCGGACATGCCCGTGACCTTTTGCAGCAAGGCGATAGTCTCGTCACGGATGCCGCGCAACTTTTCAAGGGCATTAACGATGTCGGCTATCGGCACCCAGTCTATACTGCCCTGAATACCACCTTTCTCGGCAAACAGCGCCCAGTTATCGACTGGTATAAGATCGTTTTCGACGCCCTCTTTGAACATGCGCTTGATGCCCTCGGCGGCGGCATCGTACAGGCCAACGACCTTGACTGCCTCAGTGAGAATAGCGATGCGGGTTTGAAGGATATCGATTTCATTGTACAGATCCTGTGCAAGGTGAAAATCAGGGGTCGGGATGTACAGTGAGTTGGTCGGATTCGCGAGGAAAAACTCAGGTGAGGGGAAGAAATTCTTCAACCGCAGGGTGTCTTTTTTCTCGTCGAGAATGAAATCACAGCCGGGGGACAGCCAAACGACTTTCTTGGATTTCTTGTCCCAAATTTCCCATATTTCAGCTTTCTGCCATGCTGATGCCATGTCTGGATCATTGGGCTGGTCAGGGTTTTGGGTGATGCCCTGCTGTTTTAGCTGTACAGCATCGGCAGCCTTCTCGCCAAAGCGCGATCTGACTGAATCTTGAGTCAGATATGAGCGATACGCGATCCATGGCATAGCCACGTAGCTACGGCACCAGCCCCATACAACGTCATCCCAGTACACGTAGTCGCAGGGGGCATATTCCGATGTGATACGCGAGTCGTAGGTGCCCTCTGCTTCTTCTTCGGTTGATTCTGAGACTTCGCCCGTGTTT